ATAGGTATTCATAGGGGTGTATCCCTTAAGATGAATAATTTCGTTTGGTCTTGCATCTACACCAAATGGATTTGATTGCTCCGTATCCTGAAAGTTTCTAAAAAATATAGCTTTTCCTTGAACAATTTGAACAAAGCCATCACGAAGTCTGCGAACTCGTATTGTAGAAGAAGGAATATGACCAATATATCCAATTTCTCCAGTTACCTTACGACCAATTTCAAGATATCCGTTTCCAGTTGCTTCTTTATCAATATATGCTTTAATTAATGTAGAGGTAAATGTGTCTTCATCATTTCTTGACTCTATCCATTCTTGAATTTCTTGTTTTGCTAAATCAATTCTTCTGCGTCTTTTTGAAAGTAGTGTTGGATCATCTACATCTTCTAACATTTGTAAAACCTTTAAGGTTGGATCTAAATTGTACCCAAGACCAACTATGTTTGCTACTTTTGCATTAATTGCAGCAAAGTTTGCTGCAGAAACTTCATAAAGCTTTGCAAGTGAATATAGGTTATAGTTTGGTTCAACTACGTCAAAAAGACCATATCCATATTTATCTGGGATTATTTGCTTAGAACTTGAATTATCTCCAGAAAGTGAGTTTTGATCTGCTTTTTCAATTTTTCTTTTTGCATTTCTTTTAAAATTTGTGTGCAATCCACTAAGACTTTTAAGTAGCTCGTCTGAACCTAAATTAAACTCGTCTGAAGAATTTCCTGAAATACTTTCAGATTTTGTTGTGTCCATAGACACACCACTAATATTAACTTCTTCCATTTTTTTGGAATACCTCTCTCCAGTTGTCTGTGTCCCCATAAGGAGTCAAGCCCTCTGCCATTCTTTGAATATCTTCTCTTGCCTGATCATCTGTTGACCTACCAACACCTGCCATAAATTCTGGAGAACCTTCTGGTTGACCATAATATGCTGCAGCTTCTGATAGTGCTTTCATTTTTGAAATATCAAATTTTACTGATGGAACGTTCAGGGTATTACCATCATCGTCTTGAAACAGCCTTCCGTTGGGCAGCTTCCATACATAAATACCATATTCTGCATTGCTCTCTACAGGAACAACCTTTTGTTTTCTTTGTGACATACCACTATGATACCATTTTTTGCACTTTATGTACACTACCTTGGTATAGGAAAAGTTATGTTTGGATAATTAGTTGTATATCCTTTTACCTTTTTTTGAATAACAGTTCTAGGGTAAGAATTTGAAACTTTTTTAAAGTACCAATTTTGATTTGTAAGACCTTCTCTTGGTTTAAAAACCACCCCATTGTTCGTATAATATGAAGCTGTTTGTTTTACTAAATATAAGAATGCTGCTTGTTTATCTGTAACTTTATAAAATCCATTTAAAGAAGAGGGGTCTTGATTCTTTAATAAAATAATGTCATTTAAATTTACCTCAACATCATCGAGCTTTATTTTATTTCTTGTTAAGGAGTCATATAGCACTTTAAAGTGACCAGAAGTTGGCTGACTAGTAAGTGCCATAGCAGAAGAAGAAACTAGCCGTGGATAGTGTTGAAAAGGAATAAACTCGTTTTGAGCAAGAATTCTTTGATAAATATCTCTTCCATCAGATAGCTCTCTGTCATCAATATGGACATTTAGTAGTGAAGCACTTCCATCTCCAACCCTTATTCCTTCTGTTCCAAAGTAAGCATTGTATATGTTTAAAATATTTACATCAGTTAAAGAGCTAACAAAAATATTAACATTATCTAAGCACCATTCTGCTCCACTTTCTTGAGGATATCCAAAATAAATATTTATATACTCTGAGCTTAATGATGGAACCGCAATTCCGCTTGTAATTACAAAGGTATAATGGTTCCAAGAATAAGGGTCATAGTCACTTGCATTTCCTGAATAAGGAAGACCATTTATATATGTAGTTACTCCAGATGGTTGAATGTTTGACCAGGTTATTGGAGTAGAAGTGTTATATTTAAACAAAGACATGTTGTTTTTGTTACCTGAATTTAATATTCCAGAAAACATAATTGTATGAACTTTTGGAGTTGTATTTTCAGTAATTGTGGCAGTATTAAATGGAATCTTAATATATGGCTTTGTACTTAAATAATTTCCTACCTTAATTCCAGTATTATAAGATCTGTGAAGATCGGTATTTCTATCTAAATCTGGCAATGTTTTAAATGGGTAACTTACTGTTCCATCTTTTCCAGAATAATATCTCATATTATTTGAAGGAATTGTTTCATTTACTTCAACGTAATGACCTTCACTGTCCTCTAAAGTTTCATAAGTAAATATTCTAAAATATTCCAATACTCCAGGAGTAGTAAGAGTATCGCTTGATCTTAGGGTTCCTGTAATTTTATACTGCAAAGATTGTGTTTTTAGTTCTTCTTCTAAGTTTGGTAAATGAATTTGCCTACAGTTTTGATTTTCTTGACCAGTTACTATAGTTGATGTTGGAGACGATGCTAATCCAGTTATTTTATATAAATTATATTTAAAGTCTGAAAGGGTTGAGCCAATTTCTGTTCTAATGGCTAAATTAATATCTTCAATATTTCTGTCATACTTATCAAGACCGCATATGTCCAATAAAGATAAAGTAAATTCTAAGCTACCAGAAGTAGCAACACAATATTTTCTTGTTAATGAATTTGGATAAAGCTGATATTTGCTTGATATTTTTTTAGTTTGAAGAGAAGAATAGTTTGCTGTTGGTAAATTTGAATCATATATGTCTACCTGGTCCAAGTATCCGTCAAACCTTTTAGTATCTAATATTGATAAATTTTCTGGTATGATGTTTCCAAAAAATACTGGTCTTGTTCCAAATCTTATAAAAGATTCTTGTAATGGGAAAATAAAAGAAGCACCAATGTCTGCAGAAAGAGGGGTTTCTGATCCTGAAGAACCTATTTTAATTTTTAAAAAATTTCCAGATTCATTATTAGTTGCAATAGATATAAAAAACTTTGTTGAAGCAATTAAAGTAAAGTCTCCTATTTTTGTTTCTTGTATTCCAGATCTTTTGTAATAACCAGTAACTTTTTTACCTTCTATTACAAAAGAAACATATGTTTCTGGATCTATTTTAGAACCTATGTACATTAGCTGTTGAATTTCAGAATTAGAATGTGATCCAGTTATTTCAAATTTAGCATCAATTTTTTTTGTTGTTCCGTCAGTTATTGATTCATAGTTGTCTATTTCAATATAACTATAAGAATCTGCTGGAAATATAAAATGATCCCCAGTTGGAGAAACCATTTCAGAAACGTTTGCTTGTCTGTTTGGAGAGGCAATATAAAATTTTTGATTTGAATAAGTTGATGTGGATATGGTGTCTGGATTTACAACAAGATTATTAAAAGTTACATTGTTGCTCCAAGTACCAGAACTAATATAATTAAATTGTTTTAGTGGACTTGTTTTTTGCATGTCTGTGCCGTAAGAAACTCCAGCTAAATTACTAATTCTGTTTTTTGTAATGCTATATCCTAAACCATAAACATAATGTCTACTGGCGGTAGATGTATCCATTGGATATGGATATATTGCTATAGTGTCATAAGATATTTTACTAAAAGGTAAAGTTCCAGAATTACTATTAATTGGAGAAGGAAATAAAAAGTCAATAGTTCTAGCTTGTTGTGGACCAAAAATATTTTCTAGTATATATTCTTTTTTTCCTTTCATTCCGTTTACTATAAGCTCAATGCTTTCTCCATCGTATGAAGCGACTACATGTAGTGGTGTATTAAAAGATGGTATATGAACTGCTGATTCAGATGCTTTAAACCCTGTGTCCCCAACCCTAAACAATAAATAGTCCATGTCTTTAAGATAAATACCAGAATTTGATGCTCCAGACCACCCAACAATTTTAGTTTCACCAATTTTATTTAATGAAGAATTTAAATTTAAAACTTCATTGTTATCAAGGTTCATCCAAAACTCAAGAGTAAAGGGCTTATATCTTTTAGAAGATGAAAGGTTTTTTAAAGAAGGTATGGAAAACATTCTTCTGTCTGAAGTGTAATCTGCACTCTGATTATTACTTATACATACTTTTCCACCATAAGTAATAGGGACCCCAGTTCTTACAAACTTTTCCACGTTTCCGCTATCTTTATAATATGTTCCATTGTAGTCTGGACCAGAAAAAGAATCAGACGATACTAAAAGCCCAGAGGTTTCTTCTAGTGCCCAAACAGCTTGTGGCGAATCTTTTAGTATAAGACTTGAATAAGACATAGTTACCTCTTATACATTATACAGGTTTAACGGTACCAAAATCACTTATATCACAGGATCCAGCAACACAGGCTAGGTCCTGAACGCTAGTGGTTCCATCAAATGTTTCATAAATTTCTAACCACTTCCAGTCAAGATCTGCAGGAGTCTCTGAAAGCAATGTTTCATATTCTGATTTTGTTATTTCTTGATACGGAGCTTGTTGATATGTATGCTCTGAATAAGGTAAGAATGATACACCTGACATTTCATCAATATGCTCAAATACCCAAGCACCTACAGCCATCCACTCATTTTCTTTTACAGATACAGTAATTGAAGGCTTGTGCTCTGCCCAGTGACGCTGGTAAGTTAGCCAAATATCTAGGTGCTGAACTGCAGATAAGTCTTGTCTAAGCTTTGCACCCTCTGGTGCTGCAATTGGAAAAGTAAATACCATAGTATCGTTTGGTTTCATTACGTCTGGCTCATGCTTAATTCCCATATCAACAAGAAAAGATGTGATAGGGTCTTTCATATCTCCACGAATTGTACGAGCATAATATTGTGAATGCCAAGGGTGCATTCCTGAAGACGCATTAACAAGCTGAGATACTGTTCCAGAAGGCTTAACGCATGTAATAGCTGCTGCTGGATTAATTCCAATTTTTTTAGCCCATTTTTCATTTATAACTACAGAATATTCTCTAAGCTCATCTAACCACTGAGATAGCTTTTCTACGCCTTCTGAGCCATTTAGAACAGGGTGTGACAGCTGACCTGTAAGAGATACCCCAAGCAGTCTTTCTTCCTCTGAGTTCTTCTGCCAGATTTTTCTTAAATACTTAAATCTAGTAAATGAAGATTGAAAGGTTCCAAGAATTGTTGCAAGCTCAACTTTCTCTTTTAGTTCTTCTAGTGTATCTGTGTCTCTAACAATTACTTCTGTTAAGTTACAAAATTGATAAGGACGAAGAATAATTTCAGAGCAGGGGTTTGTTCCAAAATCTACGGTATGGTCTCTACGACCATTTTTTTCTGCAACTTTTTGTGCTGCTTCACGACTAAAAATACCACGCTCTCCAGATTTAGAGTCATAAAGTGCCTTCCACTCATCCATAAATACTTCCATGGTTGGTTTTGTATTATATACAGCAGAGTTGTTGGCAAGTGCTCTTTGACCGCTATATTCCCACCAGGAACCTGACTTAGCTGCTGCCATGTTTCGGTCTTCTAAGTCTGATAACGAGATCATAGCTGAACGGCGAACACCGCCAACAACAACTACTTCTGCAATCTTACACATTAAGTCATGTGCCTCAAGTGGAGTCAGTTTTCTACCTGCTGCACTCTTAATTAAAGACACAGAAAATTTAAATAAACGATCTAGTGGATCTGGACCAGAAGCACGACCACCAAATGTTTTTAAACGTGCACCTGCAGGACGAACCTGAGACATGTCCCAAGATGGAACTTGACCTTGCCATAAAAGAGCAAGTAATTCTTTTAAAGAACGTGCCCAACCAGCCTTAGAATCTTCTACAACAATTGTTGTATCTGTATTTTCAAAATGTTCAGAAATTTCTGGTAACTGATTAACATATTTAGATTCAACAGAATACCCAACACCAGTTCCACACATAAGGATATACATTCCTTCATCAAAAGATCGGAGAGAGTCTACTGGTAAGTAGGAGCAATTGTATAGGCATGTGCTATCACGATCTAGAGCAGGTCCTGCAGTCATAAGACCACGCATAGATGGCATAACCTTTGTTTCTAAAATTGCCTGTCTAATACTTAACTTAGTTTTATTATCAAGAGAGAAGTTGTTGTGCTTGGATACTGAATCAAAAATATAATCAATATATCTGTCTACAGTTTCACTCCAGTTTTCTCTACGGTTTTCAGACTCCATCCATCTTGCATAGCGTGTCTTGTGAATAACCTGTTGATAGGCTGTTGGTAAAACTGTCATTTTTATCTCTCCGTTAAAATATTTTTGTCCCAAAATGTGGGGTGTAACTATTGTACCTTAACTAGCGTTAGTGGTCAGGTGTGATAGAATTGTTCAATG